GCGATCGTGCCCAGATCGCGCGCTGCTGAAACAGAGTCACGGTCGATGGATAATTGCCTGCCGTGGCAAACGGATTGTTGGCCAGCGGAGGCGCCTGATCATAAGCCGGCCCGATATTGTCATCGACAAAGGTCAGGCTGGTGGTGGTGCCGATATAGCCGAAAAACTGGGTATTGCTGGCCTTGTAGACATTGTAGCGCGTCGCACCGGCCACCGCACTCCATGCCAGTGTATTGGTATTCCGCTTGAGCGTCAGGTCGTTGTAACCGCTGACTGTCGGTGATGCGCGGCTTTCCTCGTTGGAATTGTCGTTTACCGCCGTGACGCAATATCGCGCAGTCTCGGGAAAATAATTCAATCCGTTGTTCGCCGAATCGGTGTTGGCGACAGTGATGCTGATGGTGCAGTTTGCAGGTGCGCTGATCGTCGGCCCGAATTGTACCGCTTTGAAGCTCCAATTGGTGTTGCCAGCCCGGACCAGCTTGGTCGGCGGATGATTGAGATGCGCGATATACAACGTATCGGCGGTCTGTTCGAAATCGATGTCTGACAGTTCGACGCCGTTGTAGGGCGAACCGGCCTGATAAACGCGCGAAACCCCCATCAGATCAATCCTTCAGGCGAAATGTACCAAGCCCGCCGCCGTAGGACACAGACGGTGCTGTCACAGTCGGGGCAGGTGGTGGAACTGTCGGTGGTGTCACCACGACGGGCGGCGCAACATTGGCTATACCCCCGGCACAGCCTGAAAACGCAGGGCAGCCGGTGGTGTCGGCATTGATCGTGATGGTGCCAGGGTCGGGTACCGACATCACCTGCCATATTCGGAAATTCAACAGCGCGCCCATGCCGTCAGCCACGCCCGCGAGGTAAACCAGGTCACCTGTGGCAAATCCATGGAATGCGATGGTCAGCCTGGCATTTGCCGCGTTGGTGATGGCGGTGATGGGCTGTTCGCTTTCGAGCACACGCCCGCCAAGCACGCAGGGCGCCATATAACCCTGCCCCATTTCCAGCACATAAGTCTGGGTCAACGAAAACTGGAACGGGATCAGGCGGGCAGGCGTGGCCGAATTGATCACTTCGCCCACCAGTCGGGTACCGGGGCGCTTGGTCACGCCGCCATATTTCATGACGATCACATTGCGCGCCTTGCGCAAGGCGGCCTGCCAGGTATCGACGTCGAACCGGCCATACAGCTGCGGGGCGAGTTCGCCTTTGCTGAAATTGACCTGGGGAATGCGGGTCGTCACAGTGCGCTCCCAATACCGGAGCGGGCAAAGGCGGCATCGCTGACGTAGCTGGCCGGGCGCCTGACGCGCTGGTTGCAATCATCAGCGATCGCCCGCGCGCGCATCACTTCTGCCGCTGCGCCCAATTCGCGGGCAAGGCCGGTGTCCTTGCGGATCGGTACTGCCACCCGTGCCGCCAGTTCCAGCGCGAATGCGCGGCGCGCCAGCGGGGGGAGCACCGCAACGTCGTTGATCGTGGCCACAAACACCAGCGCGGCATTCCACACATTGCAGTAGATCAGGCCGCCCTCGACCAGGAATGCCAATGGCATCGAATCCTGCACCGGGAACGGGAACGGGCCACCCCGCGGCAAATGGCAGGCCTGATCCTCTACCGCTCGCACCGCCAGCGCACGCGCGCAAGTGCCGGGCAGCGAATAGGCATGGGTCCATTCGGCCGGACGGTCGTTGGTGGTTTCGGTCAGCGCGGTGCGCGTGACGGCCCAACTCCAGTCCGACCAGTACGAGAATTCGGCCAGCAAAGGTGCGGCAAAGCGGCTGACTTCGCGCGCTTCGATCGAATTGTCGGTCATGCTGGTGATCGGACCTGCGGCTATTTCAGCCAGAGCCAGATTGCAGATGTCGTCAAGCGTTGCCATGCCGGATTGTCCTGTCAAAGCCACCTTGCGGATTATTCCACCGCACCAATCAGATACACGCGAACCAGTGCAGAGCGTGTGTGTCGTCCACGCTCTGCATCGATCTCAGGCCCGGATCATTTGCCTGAAACGACCGGCTTGCGCGGTAACTGCGGGACCGTTGCAGGGCGCGGCGCGTCGAGCAATATCCACGCCAGACCGGGCGCTTCATCGCTGGTAAACACCTCGTCGGTATCAACCAGCCGTCCCACGTTGTTCAGATAGATCGGTTCGCGGGCGCGATAACGGGGCATCAGGCCCCGCCACATTTGGTGTTGGTCTGGCGGCTGGCAACGATGGCTGCATTGATCGTTCCTGCGGTCGCTGCGCCCGAAACGGTATAATACAGTTGCAGATACCGCAGATTTGCCTCCTGCACGACCTTTGGCACGTGGAACTGGTATCCGGCGACCAGTTGGCTTGCGGGGATGGCGGCACCGGTGTCGACCGAGTTCCAGTTGATCCCGTCGGCCGACGTCTGCACCGATACCTGCAGCGAGGTTAGCCCGGCAAAGGTCGAGGCCACTGAAACCGACAGGTCGATCGGTTCACCATGACCGAGATTGCGGGCGAGTGGAACCGTTGCGCCAAACGGCGTGCCGGTTGCGCCAAGGTCGAGCGCATTGGTCGATGGCGCCGAGGTGGTCACCGCCTGCTGATTGCTGAAAACAAGCGAAGTGTCGATGATCATGAAACAATATCCTTGTTCACCGGCCGACAGGGCCCAAAGCGTTGGCTTTTGGTCCTGTCGGTCCTGGTTGAAAAATGAACCGAGCAGATTGGTTCCTCGCGCTTACGAAACCAGCGTTTCGGTGCTGAGCAGGGCGTCGGTCTCGCGCACCGGCATGCCGCGCCAGGTCATCACTTCTTCGCCCTGGATTTCCATCGGGGTCAGCCGCACGAAGTTGTCGACGCCTGATCGGCCGTTGGTGCCTTCGGCGTCGAGCGCTTCGAGCAGCGTGCGGTTCATATAGATCACGGTGCGGCCCGGGCTGATCTGCCCATCTGCTTCCATGCGATAGGCGCGGCGTCCATGCAGGCGATAATAGGCATGGCGCATCAGGGGGTTAAGCGCGACCGAACCGCTGATCACGCTGGGCACGTCAATGTTGGCGATGCGCGCGTTGTATCGCCAGTCTTTGACACACAGGCCGACATGCTGGGTAAACTTTTCTTCCTTGACGTAGAACGGGTTGCCATTGGGGTCGAGCACCCGCTGGCGGCCCATGTCCTCGCGCTGCACACCGCCTGGAATGGTGTCGGGCACGATCACCGAGGTCTGCATGTCGCCATGGGTTACAAACCAGATCGAGGTGTTGTTCGATCCAGTGGCGCCGGCATTGATCACATTAGGGTTCTGCTGCGAATTGAACCGGGGCCCAAGGCCATGGAACTGCTTGCCGTTGACCTTGACGTCGGAATACCAGATTGCGCTTTCGATCGTCTGGGCAATGGCTTCCAAAAAGCCCTGGCCTTCCACCAGCCGCAGTTTGGCTGCCTCGGCCGGTTTCAGATTGAGCAGGCGTTCATCGACGCTCGACAGGCCTTCGACAAAGCCCGTGGTGTCCTTCACTTCGGTGTAATTGCCCTTCGACTGGGCAATCCCCTGGTACAACGCGCCCCATGAAACCGAGGGCAGGCCGGTGCGGATCGATGATCGATGCTCGGTCCCGCTGTTGCAGTTGACGACGTTGGCGTCCTTCATGAACGGCGTCAGTTGGGTCAGTGCTTCGACCACATCGCCGATGCCATCGCTGCTCGCCTTCAAGACGTCGATCAGATTCCAGTATGAACTGCCAAGAATGGCCATAACATCGGTCTCCTTTGGGAAATCCCGCAAGAATGGCGGGCATAGTGAATGCCGGCAGGGGAAAAGTCGGGCGCGATGCCGCCGGCATCATGCGCTCCTTGTGGCATCGGCGGCGGCGTGGCCGCTGATGAACCGGTCAGCGCGCCTCGTCGGGGTACAACCGTTCCCATACCGGTCGGCTGCGACTGGCGGCGGTCATCGGGCGGACAAACGCGCTATCTTCGCCCAGCAGTTCACCCAGGCGGCGAAAGGCGCGGATCATGTCGGGATGGTTGCCAAAACCGCTGTCGTTCAGCGCCTGGCGAAACGGATGGCCCTGCGCATAGCCCAGCGCATCAAGCGCCTTGGCGGCAAAGTGTTCGGTTTCGCCGCGGCGTGCGCCGCCAATTTCCGGATCGGCGACAAAGGCATCGTACCAGGTCTTTTTCTGCGCCGCCGCGGCATCCTCGATCTGTCGCACCAGGCCTTCTTGCGTGCGCGCCATGATATCGCGCGCCACCGGCAGCAACTTGTTTGCCGCATCATTGGACAGGCCGATGTCGCGCAGCACCGGGTCTGCATTTTGCACCAACGCAGGATCGATCGTGAACCCCTCCAACACCAGATCATAGCGTTCCGGGGCAATCACCGGTGCCGGTACTGCGGCCAGGACGGCTTGTTCTGACGGGTTTGCCGGTGCGGGTGTTGCCTCGACCGGTGCCGGGGTATCAACTGCCGGTGGGGAGCTCGTCATAGCGGGCACTGTCGCGGAGGCGGCTTGCGTCACGGGTACTTTCCTTGCTGTTGAGCGCCTCGACCAGGCTGAGGCTCAGAGTGGTGATGCCGTCGGGGTCTGCATTGCGCACCGCTTCGCTTTGGCCGGTGTGGATCATCATCAGAAGATCGAACCCAAGCGCCCGGCGCCCTTCGAGATGCCCCAGATCGCGGCTGGGTGCCGTGCTGGCCGAAACGCTATGCCCCAGGATCCCCGCGCTTTGGATCGCAGCAAATACAAACCGGCGAAATTCGGGCCGCGACAGCAGGAATTCGGCATCTTTTGCGTCAAACGCCATGCACAAAGGCCCTTTCAGATGGTGCTGGATCAGCCCGGCGGCAGCATCCGCGCCAACAGGCTGTCGCCGTTGCCCACGTCAGTCGCGGCCAGCAGGCGCGCTGCATCGGCCGCCGCCTTCATCGCGGGCATGGCGGCCAAGGTCTGGGCGGTCTGCGCCTGTGCCGCGCGTGCCTTGCGCAAGGCGGCGACCTCGCGTGC